GCAGCCTCTGCTAATCGTGCTGCCTTAGTTAACTCAAACAATTTACGGCTGTGCTGTGACAATCCACCAAAATCAGCGGCAAAGAATGATATTGCACCTTGTAACTGACCTTTTTGAAACGCCTTAGTCATTTCTTGAATTTTTGAGCCTGTACCAAGAATCATATCAAGTCGTTTAGTTTGATGTTCTTGCTCAAGTATTAATGCAGCATCGCGTAACTCTTGCTTAAATTGTGCTTCACCTTTGGCTAATTGTGCTAATTTTTCCATCTTTGCCGCGTGTTGTGCATCCATTCGCTCAAGCTCAGTCATGCCTGCAAGATTAGCCTCGTTAATAATATCTTGAATTTGCCCCATTTTTCTGGTGCGGTCTTCGTCTTCGGCGGTTTGCTTTTCTAAAATCGCTTTAAGCTCTGCGTCTGCCTGTGCTTTTTCTAGTTCGTTTTTCTTGGCATAAAATACGCCTGTTGCGTCTAAGATACCGCCAAAATATTGCTCATAACTGATTGCACCTTGCTTCAGATAGTCATCAAGTACCTTGACAGAATCAGTGTATTTTTGTTCGTTAAGCTGCAACTCTGTCATATTAGATTCAGCCAACGATTTTAAATATTCTTGCGCGGCCTTGCGTAATTCGTCTGCTTTTTTAGCTGCCTCACCATCATCACTCGCTCCCTTTGGTGCGGTTGGTTCGCCTGTTTTGTTTTTGTTTTTAACTTGGCTTGCTTCATTGATTGCTTCATCTCTAAACGCTTCGCCTGCTTTACCACCGATGCCGCTTGCAAAATCAGCTATGCCATCAGTAGCCAAACCCTCTAGCACTGCTTTTGTATCTCTTACTGTCGTCATTAGCGCATCTATATTTTCAGTCTTATTATATTTTATTAACTCTAGCGGCTCGAACTTTTCACCCATTAAACTTTTATAGGCATTATGCGTTTTTATTAAAAGGTTGGTAAAAAAAGCAACATTGGTGTTGTAAATATCCATCACCGCAGCAACAGGTACGCCCAATCCCATGACGATGATATTGCCCAATGTGCCGATAGATGCTGATACTATTTCAACAATGCCTTTTGTTGCGGTAAAGATGTTTATTAACTGTGCGCCAAGTTCAATAGATAAAAATGTGAGTACACTTATATTGTTTTCTAAATCGCTACTATCGACATTAAACATGGCGTTAAGGTTACGCGTGGCAACCGTAAATGCTGGGCTTAAATCGCTGCTTACAATCTCGGTTGTGGTACGCAAGTTTGCTATAAGTTTGTCAAATTCTTTGTCTGCTTCAATCGCTCGGCTTACGTCTAAATCATCAAGTTTCGGTAGTAAATTATCGAACTCATTGGCCAATGCTTTTACATTAACCTCTGTGAGTTTTAGCGCGGGCAACCAGTTATCACCAAAAAGAGTAGCACCAATTTGAGCCTTATCAGCCTGACTACTGACTTGTCCTAACGCATTTGCAACCGTGATTAGCTGTTCATCTACGCCTAACTTGGTCAACTCGGACATTGACAAACCTAGACGCGCAAAAGACTCTTCAAAGTCTTTATTGCCGTTAGCCGCTTCGCCTATTTGCTCGTTAAGCGTTTTAGCCAAATCAATCATCATGTCAGTTTCTAGGTTTGCACCCTCTGACACTGACCGCAATCGCGCTAACTGATTGTAAGTTAGGTTTAGACTGTTAGCTAATGAGTTAAATTCACGGATAGCGTTTGATGTGGTAGCAGTCAACACGCCGACAGCAGCCGTTGCTGTAGCGATTGCAGCCGCTAACATTTTGGCTTTATCAGCAGACTGACTAAAGCCACTTGATAACGAGTTGTTAGCTTGTTGGCCTTGTTGTTGTGTGTTGTTTAGTTGTTGGTTGACTTGTTGTAGGCTGTTTTGTAACTGGGTTACATCGGCGCGTAAACTTATAACGAGGTCGTCAGTTGTTGCCATGGATTTTGTCTAACTCCTCATTTAGTTCGTGAAACTCGGCCAACGTCATCGGCTTGCTGTAACTTTTGCCTGTACTTATTTCCATTTTGTCTAAGTGCGTATCCCATAACGCCCAAAAGTCAAAAGGCGTTAATTGCCACGCATCACGCGGCTGTATTGATAAGTATATGACAGCACTAGCCCATAACTTATGCCAAATGCTGCCTTTACCTACTTTTTTTCGCCGTCCTCTGACACGGTTTTGATGTCAGTATCGCTACCCGCCGTTAAAATGTTACCTGCAAAAGTGGCAACCGCAATCGCATAATCGCTTAATCGTTTTGACTTGAGCATACGCTTGTAAAACTCTTCGCGTGTCCACCAATCAGGATAACGGCCAGTGGTCGGCACTGCACAGGCAAGCAATGCTTTGGTAATGTCGCCGACCTTTGGTTGTTGCATTTGAAAAATTAACTCATAGATAGGCTTACCTGTAGCCGTTTCTAATTTGTCCAAATTCTCAAAACTTGGGACTAAATTAAACTCTAGTCCTTCGATTTCTAACAATACTAAACCACGCATATTAAGGCACCGCTGTATAAGTGATTGTACCCGCGCTTTCTAAGCTCATGCTGAAATTTTCTTCTTTATTGTGTTCGCCAGAACGCTCACAACTAGAGATCGCCCATAAGCCTGCCCACGCTTCGCCTGTGCCTGATTCAATCTTGCAGTAGATATGAGTATTGGCGTTAGCTGCAACCATGACATGGTCTGTAAATACCACGTTATCAGACACCACGCCCGACACTTTGCAAGAATAAGCACGAACACCAGCACCCTCTAACAATTGACGCGCACCGCTGCTGTCTTTGTCGGTTACATCCACAGTCTCATTGCTGATAGACAAAGAGTCAGTTTTACCGCCACCGATTACCGCAAAAACATCAGGACCTGTACTTGTGCGCACCTTGATACGAAAGTCACTACCTTTATACTTAGCCATTATGCCACCTCACTGATTAACAAATTAAAACGCATTACGCCATGGCGCGTGATGCCGTCTGTATCAATAACCATGTCATGCCGTAAAAACTGACATAACACGCTTTGCCCACTCTCTAAAGTCAAGTCTTGATTGTGCAATGCTGCATGGCATTTGTCCATCAAGCCGCGAATCTCTTTTGTTCCCTCGACACGACTGCCAATGTGCAATGTGACAACAGCTTCTAAACCGCTATCATCTTTATTCGACCAATCTGCTGCACCACCGTCCTCTAGCCATATCTTTGGGAATGCTGTCTTATCGTCTAAAATCTCTTTAACTAAACCGACTAAACCTGTTGTACCGTTTAGTTTTACCCATACCGCTTTAACGTAACTATTAAACAAACTCATATCGGCGGCACTCCCTGCATATCACGAATGGCCTGATTAACCGCGTTTTGTACAATAGCAATTGCGACTTGTTTCTTAGCTTGCAACCCTTTAAACATAAACGGACGCGGCTGCAATCCTCTGCTTAAATCGCCATATTCTAGCCGCTTGGCATAAGGTGCGATTGAATGAAGCGATAAAATACGCACTCTTAAATTCTGTAAGTCAGGCTCAATTTGAATTGAACGTACTAAAAAACCTAAGTCCGTGGCAGGGCTTTCACCTGCTGCCGATGCTTTGTGTACACGATTAGGGTTAGTTTTGACGTAAGTTTTACCACCGCGTGGTGATGTTTGAATGTTACGTCTTACCTCAGTTGCTACCATCTCACCTGCAATAATGAGATTAGCCTCAAGCCTACGTTTTAAAGCTGCGTTTAATTGTGCTACTAATGACATTATGCAGCCTCCAAAACAAACTTAAACCCATCCTCTAACAACAAAAATCCACCATCTTCTAACAGTATAAAATTGTTATCAATGAGTCTCACGGTATCGGCACTTTCTAACGTGATTGAATACAGCCCATCTTTGTTATATTCGCCCGATGTCTCAAAAGCCGATAAAATAAAACCACCTGAATATATTTCGCCATTATTACTATTGATTTTTACGTTAAGAATCTCGCCTGTATTGGCTGCATAACTGATTTTTTTATAGCTGTCTGCGCTACTAATGCAGCCCTGCGCCTTAACGCTAACAGACTGTATGCCGCAATTCTCTAATAACTCGCGCTGTAAATCACCTTTGCTTGTTACGTCCACAGTTTCATTATTTACTGTCATAGTGGTTGTACGCATTGCGGCTAATACCGTGAATACGCTGTCAATCTCAACTTCTAACAAAAATAATGCGCCTTTCATTGGGCGGTTGCTCCCCACAATTCTGCTTTAATGTCGTAAAAGTCTAAATCATCATTACGTCTGCTAATACCAGTAACGCGGTAATACTCGTTACGATGCACAATGCGTATATTGTCGCTATCGCGTGTTGCTGGCACTGTGACTGCTTGGTTTTGTCTAATTGTAAAGGTATAAGCCTGTGTATGTTGGTTCTCACCGCGATAGAATCGCTCACGCTCGCTCTGTGGTGTCGCTTTCGACCATACGCTAACGAGTATTGACCATGTGCTAGTAAGGCCGCCTTGGCCATCGCTTACTTTAGCGCATTGCTCAATCGTGATACGGTGCTTTAGCTCGCCAATGTTCATACGTTAAATACTCGGTATTGATTCAACACGCTCACAACATGGGCGGGCAAATCGTAAGAGCCGCGATTATAAAAACGGTATGTGACAAGGTCTTTTAGGGCTTGTGTAAGTGGTGCTAGGCTTGATAATGCTGTGGCCATTGTCCACTCGATAACGATTAGCTCATCGTTTGAATAGTCATAATTGAGGCGTAAACAGCCTGTTACTTCGTTAAATAAATAATCTGTAATTGTATCGCCGTCAACAGTGACAACAACCGATGATGCGGTAATTCTAGGTGAATAAAAACGATTTTTAATTGATTCGGCAATATATTTTGTGCGCCAAACTTGAGGGCGTAATACATTTTTAGTGTATGACTCTACCTCGCGTCTGCATGAAGTAATTAAAGAGCTAATCAAGCTATCTTCATCACTGTTTTCAACTTTAGCCCATGCTTTTACATCGGCTGTCGTTATCGGTTCACTTCCCGATTCACTGATTAAAATAGACATTGATTAGCCCTTTTTATGGTTGGTTAGCTAGGATTAACAGTACCTTGTAAACGTAAACCAAACTTAACAAACGATGCGCCAACGCTTAATGTAGATGCAGCAGCGGTTACGGCTGTTGCGCGTACATAGCGTTTAAATCCAACATAACCAATACTTGACACACCTGCCGCGCTTAACGCTGCACTTGCTTCGGTATTGGTTAAATTAGCATCTGCAACGGCTGCATAAGTCACATTGTCATCGGAGTCTTCGATTAACGGTGTCACACTGCCGTCAGTATATGCGCCAACTTGGAAAATGATTTCCAAACCCTCGCTACCTTGACGGTCAATGGCTACACCTGCAACATCTTCACCATCAGCAACGGCTGTTAATGCAATGGCAACGCCTACGCCTACGCTAACCTGATTGTGTAAATCTTTATTGATAGTCATGTTACATTGCTCCCATTAAGCCTTAAATTCAACAAAACGGACGGCTTCGGAATTCACCAAATCGCCACCTGTGCGTTTTGTGAAGTACCATTGCACCACATCAGGATTTGTGATGTTATCACGAATCACATTAACGCCGCGGCGGTCAACAATTTGATATGCTTGGTTTAAGTCACCCACAAACATAGACAAGCTATCGTTAGCGATGTCAGCCATGTGGTCAAAATCAGGAACAACAGGGATACCCAAAATCATACCAAACGGCGAATCGGTCAAGTTCCAAGTTGGCTGCCAGATAAAGTTACCATCGCTATCCTGTAACTTCATTGCTTCGGCAAAAGTGAAGCGATTCATGCCCCAAATTGCACCCGCACGATAAGCACCGCGTAAGGACATGGCAGCATCAATCAAAATCTTGCCGCCGTTAGGCGTAGCAGCAAAACCACCATTTACGCCAGTTTTGAATTTCTGTACTGTACCCCATGCACGGGTATTATCACCTGTGTATGCAGTAGCAACAGTCATCAAGCCGCGTGGTTGTAATACGCCATTACC